TCAGAACCATGGCAGCTCTCGCCAACACCTTCCAGACCACGAATGCGGTCGGCAACCGTGAAGAACTCTCCGACGTGGTGTCCCGCATCACGCCGGAAGACACCCCGATCTACTCGCTCATCGAAAAAGGCAAGTGCGTTTCCGTCCATCCCGAGTGGGAAACGGACGAACTCGCCGCGCCGGCCGCGAACATCAAGCCTGAGGGCGACGAATACACCTTCGGCGCCATCACCCCGCCCGAGCGCATGGGGAACTATACCCAGATCATGCGCAAGGAGTGGATCATCTCCCGCACGCAGGAAACGGTGAGCAACGCCGGTAACGCTGAAAAGCGGAAGTATCAGAAGCTGAAGAAGGGCGTCGAAATCCGCAAGGATGTCGAGTTCGCCATCGTCGACACCAACGCTTCAGTGGCGGGCTCCACCCGCGAATTCGGTTCGCTCAACACCTGGATCGAGACCAACGTTTCCCGCGGCGCCGGTGGCGCCAACGGCGGCTTTGACTCCGGTACTGGACTGACGGTCGCGCCGACCAACGGCACGCAGCGCGCATTCACCAAGGCCATCTTGGACAGCGTGATGCAGTCGGGCTACCAGAGCGGCGCCAACTTCCGACACGTCTCGGCATCGCCCTACGTCAAGAGCGTGTTCGTCACCTTCATGTCGGACAGCAACGTGGCGCCGTTCCGCTATGCCGTCTCCAAGGGCGGCGAGCGCAACACCATCGTTGCCACGGCCGACTACTACGAAGGCCCGTTCGGCACGGTCATGATCCACCCGAACCGCGTTCAGGCGGTCGGCGCTGCCCAGGCGCGAAACGCCTTCTTCCTCGACACCGACATGGTCGAGTTCCTCTGGCTCGACAAGATCCAGGAAGACAAGAAGGTGGCCAAGACCGGCGACGCTGACAAGGGCGTGATTATCGGCGAGGGCACGCTGAAGGTGAAGAACGAGAAGGGCCTCGGCGTCGCTGCCGACCTCTTCGGACTCGACGTCGACAGCTAATCGGCTTCGATCATCACAACAGGGGCGGGCTTCGGCTCGCCCTTCCCATTCCAAGGAGAGACAACATGGCAGAAGCCAAAAAGACCCCCGTCAAGCTGCTCTATGACGTTTGGTTCAAGGATGACAAGCGCACGCCAGCCGGTACCGTGATCGAAGTTTCGGTTTCGGAAGCCAAGAAGCTCATCGATGCAGGCAAGGCCGAGCGCGCCGATCCGCTTCCTGGAGATGCCGAATGATCATCCGAGACGGAGAGTGGACGCTCTTTGACCACGACATGACGACCGGCCGCTCCGTCTGGCACTATTTCGACGGGGAGAAGGACGTTTTCCGCGTCGATTATCCGATCACGAACATCGTCAACCAGAACCAGGCGGTTCGCAATGAGGCGAGCCGCGCATGGGCCGGGGATTGGCACCGCGTCGCCTCCATCCCGCTCAACCTCGCCTACGACTCCGGCCTCGTGCAGGCCCATACAGAGGGCAACGACCGCTATGTAAAGCGGTTCCTCAACAGTTCCGATAACCGCGCCTGGCGAACACGTGAGGGCCATCTATGACCATTTCGGACTATGCGTCCCTCCTGGTGGATGCCGGGGAGTATTCGGGGCGTGAGGACATCGCGCACAACTTCCCCCGCTTCCTGGGCCTTGCGGAGCTGAAGCTCAACCGCGGGCTTCGCGTCGCCGACATGGAAGTGACCGACGAAATCTCTCTGGTCGACGGCGACGGCACGCTTCCACCTGACTTCCTCGAGGCGAGGGAGGTCAAGAACGCCGCCGGCATTCCCATCCGTGCCGTGTCGCTGCAGCAGTTGACGAACAGCTATATGGACCGGAGCGGCATGTCGCCGATCGGCTATGCCATCGTAGGCAGCACCATCAAGGCGCGTCCGATCTCCGATCAGGACCTCACCGTCACCTATTACGGCCGCATTCCGGCGCTGACGCCTTCCAACCCGACGAACTGGCTCTTGGAGAAGGCGCCCGACGTCTATCTCTTCGCGCTGGTCAACGAAATCGCCATCTGGGGCAAGGATGTGGACGGCGCCACCGCCGCGCAGCAACTGATGATGATGGCTCTTAGCGGACTGAAGATTGAGGACGAGCGCGGCCGCTGGGGCAATGCGCAGATGGTTGTCGGAGGCGTCACGCCATGACCTTGCTTTCCGCGATCAATCAGGTTTGCGATATCGTCTCGCTCTCGCAGTTCGACAGCGTCTATGGCTCCGACGAGCCGAACGCGCAGACGATGGTCGCGATGGCACAGGAAGCCGGCGACGAGATAGCGCGCCGTGCCGATTGGCAGAAGACGCTGAAATTTCACACGGCCACGGCGTCCCCTGAGAACCTCCCCGATGATTTCCAGCGGCTGACCCCCGGCGGCTCTGTCCGGACCTCTGCCGGCGCCTTCGTGCGTCCCGTCACCAACTCCGGGCAATGGGCGGTGATCGTCGGGATTCCGTCCACCACACCGTATTTCTTCATCAAGGCCGGACAGGTGCTGTTCTCGCCCGCCTCGGCCGCCGCCAGCGCGGTCATCGACTACGTGTCGAAGAACTGGGTCTTGAACGATCCGGCGGGGCCAAAGGCGACATTCGCGGCTGACGACGACACGACGCTCTTTCCGGAAAGGCTGCTCGTGAAGGGCATCATCTGGCGGTGGAAGCGACAGAAGGGCCTTGCCTATGAGGACAATCTCGCCGAGTTCGAAGCCGACCTCGCGCAGGAGATCAATGCCGACAGGGGGGCAGGATGAGAATTCAGCCAAGACCAGCCCGCATAGGCCAATCCAACCGGGGGTCGGTATCAGTAGGCCGGGAGCAGTCATCGCAGCCGGTGACCTTCCCTGCGCCAAAGGGAGGCCTTGTCACTACGGCGGACATGGCATCGCAAGAACCGGGCTCGGCAACGGTGCTGCGCAACTTCTTCCCGACCCTGATGGGCTGCAAAATCCGCGGAGGATCGCAGAAAAAGGGCCTCGCGGCAGACGGCGGCGATATCAAGAGCGCGTTCAAATACAAATACGGCTCGAATGAGAAGCTGTTCATGGCAACGAGCGCCGGCATCTACAACATGACCGCGCCGGCCGCCCCTCCGACCACCACGGCCGCGGATGTTTCGGGCATGAGTGGCGGCGACTGGTGCGCCTTCCAGCATACGAACGCCGGAACGTCCTGGCTGGTCTGTCTGAATGGCGCCAATGATCGGCAGCTTTACAACGGTACGACCTGGACGACCGCGCCGGCCATCACCTTCACCGATGGCACGACGATGCCGCAGTTGAATTATGGTTGGCTGTTCAAAAACCGGGAATTCTTCCTAAAGAACGGTACGCTTGACGCCTATTACCTGCCGGTCAACGCCATTGGCGGCGCGGCAGTCGTCTTCCCCCTCGGCGGCGTGATGAAGAAGGGCGGCTCGCTGCTGACCGGCTTCTCCTGGTCGCTGGAAAGCGGTGACGGCCTTTCCGACCTCTGCGTCTTCCTGTCGACCGAGGGCGAGATTGCCGTCTATGCCGGCTCTGATCCGTCGAGCGCTTCGGATTTCGCACTGAAGGGCGTCTACCAGATTGGCCGGCCGCTCGGCAAAAACGCCTGGATCAGGGCAGGGGGTGACATCCTCATTGCCACCACGGACGGCCTGACGCCGATGTCGCAGGTCTTCCAGCGCGACCGGCAGTCGCTTTCGCTTGTTTCCGTGTCGCGCCCGATCGAGGACGATTGGCGCAAGGCGGCAAATGCCACCGGAACCGGTTGGACGCTGAAGCAATGGCCGGAACAGAACCTTGTCTTCGTGGCCTTCCCCGAAAACACCGTCGTCACCGACACGACCTTTGTCCTGAACGTGCTCACCGGGCGGTGGTCGACGATCAGCAATTGGCAGGCGCTCTGCTATGAAACGCTTCAAGGCGGCCTCTTCTTCGGCTCCCTCGATGGCTACATGTGGCAGGGGGACGCCGGCGGTACGGATGACGGGCTTACCTTCTCGGCGAGCTACCTTTCGCAATTCTCGCCGGCCGGCCAGTTTGGTCAAAGGGCGACGGCGTCTCTCGCTCACATGTATTTCCGGGCGAAGACGAAGCCGAAGGTCAGGCTGTTCGCCAGAGCCGACTATGACCGCTCAGCGCCGACATTCGCGACTATCACGGAAGGCGATTCCTCTTCGTCCGAATGGGATGTCGGCCTCTGGGACGTGGCCCTTTGGGACGGCGTCTCCCAGGTGCAGCGCTACGATTTCCGGCAGAACGTGCGTGCCACCGGCGACATGCTGGCGGTGGGCTGTGTCATTACATCCGGCGGCGATTTCAAGCTCGATATCGAGGTTGACCTCGCCACGGTTCAAGTGTCGATCGGGGAGGCGAGCGCCTGATGTTGCCGAGCGACCCCGAAGCGGTGCGCGCCGCATTCCTGCGCTGGACGCGCGGCGACGAGGCGGCGGCCGACTTCCTCGCTGAAATAGCCGCGATTGCCCGCCTAGCAGACGACATCGTCGATGAGGACGAGAACCGGCAGCGCAATATCTGCTGGCTCCTGGTTCGGACGATGACGCGCTTGCCGCAGAACGTGTTCTTCAACCGCCATCTCTCCGCCCTGGCGCCGATCATTCACACCGTCATCGTTCAATGGGAACTTAGCGACGAATGGCGGTCCTCTCGGGACGCGCTGAAGCGGCAATTCGGATTCGTGATGCGCGAGGCGGTCGGCTCGATCGTCACCGCGGTTGCCGCGATCTGCGGCGGCTACGACCACGCCAAGACCACCACGGAAGACTTTTTTGAACTCTGCCATTCCGGCTCGCGAGAGACCGTCGAAGACTGGATAAAGGATTGAACGATGGGCCTTTACGGTAGCGCTCCAGAAGCTCCGGACCCGCAAGAAACGGCGTCCGCTCAGACGGCAACGAACATCGGAACCGCCGTTGCCAACAACGTCATGGGCAACGTCAACCAGGTCACGCCCGATGGCAACCTGACGTATACCTACACGACCCAGAAGTGGAAGGATCCGATCAGCGGGAAGGAATATGACCTTCAGGTTCCGACCGCCACGCAATCGCTGTCTCAGCAGCAGCAGGCAATCAAGAATCAGACCGACGCCGCCGAACTGAACATGGCGTCGCTTGCCAACACGCAATCTGGCAAGCTGAACGACCTCCTCGGTAAACCGATCAACATTGGCGGCGCACCGGCCGGCGGTAATGCTGCCGCCATCGGGCTGCCACAATACCAGCAGTTTGGCAGCGGGCCGCAGCTACAGACCAGCCTCGGCAATTACGGCAACGTTCAATCCTCTATCGCCGGCGCCGGCAACATTCAGAAGCAGGTAGCCGACAGCGGCCAGATCCAGAACCAGCTCGGCAATGCCGGGGACATCACCCGCAGCTATGAGACGGACTTCAGCGCCGACCGGCAGAAGGTCGAGGATGCGCTGATGCAGCGTCTCAACCCGCAGATGGAGCGGGATCGCGCTGCTCTGGAAACGCGGTTGACCAACCAGGGCCTGCAGCCGGGATCGGAAGCCTATAACCGGGCCATCGACGAAGCGAACCGGTCCTCCACGGATGCGCGCCTCGGCGCCATTCTGAGCGCAGGGCAGGAGCAATCCCGCCTTGCCGGGCTCGCCAATCAGTCGGCGACTTTCCAGAACTCCGCCCAGCAGCAGGCCTATAACCAGCTTCTCGGCTCCGGGCAGTTCGCCAACTCGGCGCAGGCGCAGCAATACGCCCAGAACGCCAACAACATGCAGATGGGCAATGCCGCCCAGCAACAGCAGTTCGGGCAGAACCAGGCGCAATTGCAGGCCAACAACGCCGCGCAGCAGCAGAAGTTTGGCCAAGGTCTGGCCGGTGCGCAGTTCGGCAACGACGCTCTGCAGCAGCAGTACCAGAACCAGAACACGGCAACGGCCGGTAACAACGCCCTGCAGGATCAGAGCTTCAACTCGCAGCAGTCGAAGTTCAACATGCAGAACCAGCAGCGGGCGCAGTACCTGAACGAGCTCTACGCCCAGCGCAACCAGCCGATCAACGAGATTATCGGGCTGATGTCCGGGGGCCAGGTCAACAGCCCGAGCTTCGTCCCGACACAGAGCAACCCCATGCCGACCGTCGATTATGCCGGCCTCGTGCAGCAGGACTATGCGAACAAGATGGGCGCGTACCAGCAGAACCAGGCGGGCATC